CGAAATAGCTGTACTCGACTTGTCTTCGTAATCCGAAGGATGCGTACTCGACTTGTCTTCGTAATCCGAAAGATGCGTACTCGACTTGTCTTCGTAATCCGAAGGATGCGTACCCATTTAATAATACTATCATTTAAATATCAATTATTAAACATAGACTCTTTTAGTTTTTGTAATTCCGTCGACCGTCACCCTTTTGTTGTAATATTCACCCTTGGAAGAGGTGTAAAGTTTTAGTGCTTTTTTACTACGTAATCTAGCCCTACTCACTTTACGTGAATTACGACGTCTCGGTGTTTTGCGTACGCTTCTTCGCGCGCTTCTTCGTGGGCTTCTTCGTGCGCTTCTTCGTGGGCTTCTTCGTGCGCTTCTTCGGCGTTTTTCACTTCGGCGTTTAGATTGTATTTTTCTTGCTAATTTAGCATTGGATCTTCTTCTATCCTTAATGTTACGCATAGATCTAGCTCTAGTTCTTTTGACACTACGGCGTTTGGAAATTCTGAGGGGTTTGGGGTCTACCTTGCGTCTGCTTCGGACACGAACGACTCTTCTGGAACTTCTTACTGGTTTGGCTGCAGCTGCAACCTTGCGTCTGCTTCGGACACGAACGACTCTTCTGGAACTTCTTACTGGTTTGGCTGCAGCTGCAACCTTGCGTCTGCTTCGGGCACGAACGATTTTTTTGGGTGCATCGCTATCGCTATCGCTATCGCTATTGCTTATTTCGGCTAATTTTTCCAACAAATATTCTTTAAAATCGGATTTATCAATATCTTTGCCTACTTTCTTTTCAATGTCGCGTCTAACGTCAACAACCCTTAGTTTATAAAGATCCATGTCTTCAAGTCCATAATTATCCAATTCCTTTTTCCAGTTTTTCGGTTTGGCTGCAGCTTTGCGTCTGCTTCGGACACGAACAACCTTTTTGGATTTTTTTCTTGCGATAGGTCTAAAATCAAAGTTTTCACTTTCGTTATCACTGTCGCTATCTTTGTCGCTATCACCACCTTTTGTTTTTCTGAATCTTTTTGGTTTTAAATGATATTTTGGATTATTGATCCATTTTTTTATTTTAGGTAACTTGGCTTTCTTCTTTGAACTTTTTTTGGATCGTTTTATACGTTTAACAGATTTTACAACCTTACGGTCGTCGTCACTGTCCAGATCAACTAACGGAGTATCACTGTCACTGTCACTGTCCATATCATCTAACGGAGTATCACTGTCACTGTCACTGTCCATATCAGCTAATGGAACATCACTGTCTTCGTTGTCAGACGCTTCGCTTTCGTTGTCACTGTCCATATCAGCTAACGGAACATCACTGTCACTGTCACTGTCACTGTCATCTTTAGCTGCTGCTCTGTGTTTATTACCATGGGGATCTTTTCGAGGAATTTTATTTTTCACACACAAACCTTTTTCATTACAATATTCTTTTGGAGAACAATCATATGAAGTTAAACAAGTTTTGTCATCTTCATCAGAAACTTCCCTTAATCCTTTGTAAACATCTTTGTCATCATCGTCTAGATCCCAATCCCCAATCCCCCCGTCTCCATCCAGATTATCATTGGCAATATTTCCAAAAACATCTTCGAGGTCTAATCTTTCAGATTCTTTCTTTTTCTTAGCTCCAAAATTACTGTTTAGTGTTGTATTATACTGTTTAATTGGGCTGTCGTTATTCCCAGTTAAACATGGTTTGACAAACGCACCAGGAGGACTTAGTCCAGTTCCAAACGTACTTCTTACACAATCTGCTGACATTAATTAATACATAGATTTTAATATATTTTTTATTAGTAAATAAAATCAGCTGTGCTCAACAATCCTCTGTACTGTCTATAATCAATTTGGATAGGTTCATCATTTCGGGATGCTTCATTAATTCTATTATCAGAAACCGAAACTTCATATTTATTACCTTGATTTATAAATGTTACAACTTGGTTACCCCTGTTCTCCAATATTTCGTCAATTCTTTCTTCCAACATTCTTTCCATTTGGTTTTGAATACTATCAAAATCGTACACTGTTCTATTAGGATTGTAAGGTTCTTCATCCTCCTCCTCTGATTCTGATTCTTCTTCGCTTTCAACTTCATACATTTCTCTTTCTCTAGCATTACGCATAGGAGTTCTACACGACGGACAACCTTCATGATCACGCAACCATGGTCCAATACATCCTTTATGAAATCTATGACCATGCCTACATTTTCTGTACCCTCTGGTACCAGTTTTAGTCATACATACAGAACAATCTCTGTCAACACCGAATCTATACATTTATAATATACAAAATATTAAAAAAATGAATTAATAAAAGACCGAAGTCTTATTTTTTATTTTTATTTCTTATTTCTATTTTCTAATATCTCCCAGCAAAGATGTATTTTCATTAACGTTTATAAGTTTTAGGATATCATCAATCTTCATGATCTTAACTTCTGATTTAATGGGACCATTTTCTAACTCATCCAACACAATCAATTTTTCTTTCTGTTTAACAAACAATGCTTTTTCAATACCAGTGTTGGCGGTAAAGAAATAAATATTAACTACATTCGATTTCTGTCCATAACGATTCACTCGGGCAATAGCCTGACAAGTCTTTCCCGAATTCCACCAAAAATCTATAATCAAAACAGTGTGGGCACACTGTAAATTCAAACCTTCTGCCCCCAATTCATAAGTTAAGAACAGAATAGTATCTTTATTCTCTGGGTTATTAAACTCTTTGATAACTTCTCCACGCTTGGTAATCGACATTGACGATGTAAGCATTAACACTTTACGGTCTCTTTGTGCCTTTATGTAATAATTAATCATATTTACTGATGTTCTGAAACATGTGAACAAAACCAATTTTTCATCTTTGTGATTATCAATAACTTTTAAAACTTCTTTGATTCTGGTGGATTTTACAGACTCTACGTCATCCAACCAATCTTTGATCCCAATCTTGTCAAACTCTGCGTGAAGAATTTTCGAAAGATCAGACTTTTGGGAATAGTCGCTCATATCTAGCGCAATGTTGGCTACTGGAATCAATGGACAGACAATACCTTGACGAAGATAAGTAACCATAGCCATCAAGTACGACGAAAATCTTTTAACATTATCTGTATCTTTGTTCATCCTGTATTCTCTAACTTTCTTTTTGAGTGTCTCTAGGGTTTTTTTCATTGCCAAATACAATAGTCCTTCTTCATTGCTCAGACTATGAGAAATAACAACGTTGTTAAGTTCTGGTTTTACAAACACAGCGTTTTGTGTTCTCTTAACCAAAGTTTCCTTCAATCCACCAAATCTTACATTTCGAATTTTTGTTGAAGCGTCTTGTAAATTTCTAGGAAAAGTAGGATGATCCAAAATAACATAATAACCCAAGATGCGTTCTAACTTTGGTTCGTCAAACATCGTTCCGGACAATACCCAACGTTTTTTAGCACAGATAGCACCCAATGCTTGACATCTCGTTGTTGAAATATTTGTAAATTTCTGAACTTCGTCAACAATGAAACAACTAAACCGAGTTGAATAGATAAAGGAAAGACCCGGACCCTGAACCTCAATAAAAGGTTTAGATGGCTTGGCATACGAATCTGTAGATACTGTTCTGTGATAATAATTAAACGCCGCAACTTCGTAGTCGTGCTTTTCAACAAACTTGGTTGATAAATTATTGTGCTTGTAACATTTTGAAAGCATATCTACCGTGGTTAACACAACCATGGTATCCTTTTTTAATACAAACTTGTTGGGATTCTTGTGAAAAACTTGATATTTCAATGTATCACCAAAAAACTTCTTAATCTCAAACTCCCAACTAACAATCAAACTCTTTGACGCTACAACCAAAATAGGTTGTTTTTGGACAGAACCCTTTGATTGGGTCAATGCCAATACCAAAGATATAAGAGTTTTTCCCGAACCCATAGGCAAGGAAAGACCCCCACTTCCCTTAGTTACACATTCTTTTAGGACTTCCTTTTGGAAATCATTTAAGTGTCCGGTACCTTTATCGAGGGGAATTTGTTTGGCTGCCATCTTATTCCTAATTTAGTAATCTTATTCTTTTTACTCGTTTGGTTTTTTTAAAGTATTGTTGTTTTTGTCAAAATTATAATTACACTAAAAAACCCAAGTTGATAAAAAGAACAAGATTATTAGAATAGAATGTCTATTTGTTTGATTTGTTTGAGTGATGTTGGTCAGTACATTTCTTGTCACGATCCAAAATGCAAAAGTATTGTGTGTCACGATTGTGCCAAAGATTATGTAACTCATTCTGCAAATGAAAATCGCCTTCCTCAATGCCCTGGTGATGAGTGTAAGAATTTATTTCTGTTAAGTTCTATTAGAAAACTGGGTGACAAAAAAATTGAAAAACTTTATGAGAAAGCTTGTTATGGTTATTTTATGAATAAATCTAAAGAAGAGATTGATGATTATGTTATTTATCAAAACATGATAGACAAGATTAGAAAAGAAAGGAAAGATTTTATTAGGGGAGAATTTTCGGCAGCAATTTCATTGGTTATAGATGTTGCTTTGGGAACAAAGTTAAACAAGATTAATAAAAACAACAAATCGTTTGGTGTTATCAAAGAAAGTAAAAGAACTTGTATGGTTTCTTATTGTAATGGAAAATTAGATGAAAACATGGAATGTATCAAATGTGAAAATAAATTTTGCAAAGATTGTGAAAAAAGTCTAAATCGCAATGGGGATCATGTTTGTAAACCAGAAGATATTGAAAGTGTAAAATCCATCAATGCATTTGTAAGATGTCCGACATGTAATATTCCTGTTCAAAAAAGTCAAGGATGTAATGCAATTACTTGTGCTGTATGTAATACAAATTTTGATTATATAAGTGGTGAAAAATGTAGTGCTGGAAATCATGGAGCATCTGTTATGTTTGAACTCAATGATTATAACATCCTTAGTAACATTTACAAAGATGTTTACACCAAGTATTGTATTGGGATTTTACAAGCAATAGAAAATGAGAAACCTTCTGATCCAAATGAAAAAATTGTAATAAATATGCTAAAAAGAATTTATATTCGAAACAACGATGGATTAGATTCAGAAATTGATTATCACAACTTGGCAAAAGTTTTTGAAAAGTATGTTATGTGTAAATTTAAATACACAGAATATATGAAAATTTATAATTCTATTGAGGAACATCACGACAAAGGCATACTGAATAGTAGAAAATTGAAAGAAATATTGTTGTTGGTTGAATAAATTCAATAATCACAAAGCGATTGCGTTCATTTTTAACCCTTCGGGGTTCTAATTCACACGTTTGCTCCATAGCTTGCATAATTTTATAATATTAGTTATTTATAGATATAAAATGTTTATAAATATAAATATAAATAGCTATCTTTGTAAATCAAATGAGTTTAATTTATTTACGAAGGATATTAAAAAATCCTAATCTGTTTAAGCCTTCAGGCCCGTTTCAAAGAAACGGATTGCAAAGCAATTTTAAGCAAAGCAATTTTAAGCAAAGCAATTTTAAGCCTTTCAGGTCAGTTAATTTAAACCGGATTGTAGTCATTGATCATACCAAACATCAAAAATGTATAAGATGCACAAACCAAAGCAATTGCCAAGTAGTTAATAAGTTTGAAAAGATTTTTAGAGGCATCGGGAATTGCACCAACAAATAACACAATAGACATTATAACAGTAATTAATTGTAATCCTAGAAAAGAGAATAAGATATTCATAAAACTACCAACCTTTTGGTTGAAAATTTTACCAAAACTACTATTCCATCCAACTCCAAGCATTAGCAATATTATTAGGAATGAACTTATACCAAATCCCATAGTAATTGTATCTTTGGTTGTTTCTATCTCTTCAGGTGTGGTTTGTTCTTCTGGAACATACATCATTGTAACAACTGTCATTAATCCATACATTAATATTGCAATCCCCATTAAATAGATAGGAATCATAGATTTAAAATACTTGGTTTCTGGACTTCCTGGTATAAATCCGGACACTTTTGGTCTTACAGGAACAGTACCCATAGTACCCATAGCAGCCATAGTATCCATATTATAAATACTTTATATAATTATTTTGATTTAAAAATTTAATTTTACCTAATATTAAAGTATCTTCTGTAATTATATTAAGAAATCAATTAAATTATAATTAAATTATAATTAAAATAGTTACTATGAATAATTACAATGAAAAAGGAGGCTAGAAATACTATTATATTGATTGTGAGTTTACTATGTTTAGTACTTCTTTTTTCTGTAATGAATTACGCTCGTTTACAGGATGTTTGTAAAACTGACACTAGGACCGAATCCCAGAGCAACCTATCTAGATGGTTTTGGAGTCGTCCCCCTCCTCCTAAAAATAACTACCCTATAGTGTTAGTTCACGGATTGTTTGGTTATGGTCAGAAAGAAAAAGTATTTGGTATTGACTACTGGTTTGGTCCTTTAGGTATGGATTACCAATTTAGAAAATACGGATTTAATACACCCGATAATAACATTATTAGATTAGATGTAGGACCGATTAGTTCGTTTCATGACAGAGCTTGTGAAGCGTATGCCCAATTAAAGGGTGTTAGAACAGATTATGGTGCAGCTCATTCTACTAAGTGTGGTCATAATAGATATGGTAAAGATTACAGTAATGAACCTAAATATAGTAATTGGTCGGCCAGTAATCCTATTCATATGGTTGGTCATAGTGCTGGAGGATTTACTATATTAAAACTTATAGAATTATTAGATAATGATTTTTGGGGACATGGTACATCAGCAAGTTGGGTAAAATCATCTTCTGGTATTAGTGCTGTTTATAACGGTTCTACTGCTGTTTATCAACTTGGTGCAGATAAGAAGACCGGTGAATTTAAAACCGATGGTGCTATAGCTGGTCTTATAACATTAATAGATGCTATATTAGAAACCGCTAATATATTGTATCCAAAATTATTCGATTTTCAACTTGAACATTGGAGTGATTATAATAGATGGACAGAATCAAATAGTCTAAAAGATTTCTTATTGAATGCAGATTTTATTAGAAGTCAAGACAATTTAGCTTATGATTTATCATTACAAGGAACTGCTGAAATTACAAAAACATACAAAACTCACCCAAATATTTATTATTTTACTTACCAGACAGACGAAACTTATAGGAAACCATTTAGTAATGACTGGGCTCCAGATTTAACAATGAATCCTTTATTTAGGCCATTTTCTAGTTATGTTGGAAAGTTTGATATGGGGGTTTTGGAAGGAGTTCCTGGGATAGGTACTGAATCCATAATGGAATCTAAGAATTGGAGAGAAAACGATGGATTAGTTCCAAAGATTTCTATGAACCAACCTTTTTTGAATAATTCATCAACAGTAGGAGAATATTCTTTACCATCAAAGGTATCAGATTCTCATTCTCCCGGAAGATGGTATGTTGAATCAGTCCCCGATGTAGATCATTTGGAAGTTATATTTTTAGGCGCAGGAAAATATTCACATACTAAATTTTACTACGAGTTATTTGAGAGATTAGCATATTTACAATAACACGGATCTAACAATCTTCTTCGATTAATATTAATGATGGAACACTCGAACTGTCATTACATTTACACTTATTTATTATAAGTCCGACTATTGCTAAAGAACCCACAACACTTGCTATTATCACAATCATTTATTTAACTAAATTATTTTAATGATTGTTTATAAACTCGGGATTTTGATGCAAAGCATCTTAAACTTTTTCAAAGTCAAATCCTACGGATTTTGATGCAAAGCATCTTAAAGTACTTGAAAAAATATATAATTATCTGGGGTGCCATCTTTCGCCTCTATTCTACTTCCAGTAGGATTCCCTAAAACAATATCAAAACTACCACTTTGTACATTAAATACACAAGCCGTTGTAAAAGAGTTAGACTTATTCAGAGGGTCAACAGCTGTACTAGTTAACTGGATAATAGAATTAGCTACAACATTACTATTATTTACAGTAAATTTTTTAAATTTATGCGAATCTATTTTAAATGCTTTAATTAACGTAATTCTACCAATTTTTGCATTTACGGTTACGGCTGTAGTAATACTACCAGTCTGAGTTACATAACCTTTATCAATAGCTAACCCATCAGCATCAATTGTACCAGCTACGGTCAAAATTTTAGAAGTATCGTCCCAAGATAAACTAGAACTTGCTCCAAAACTACCACCATTATTAAATTGGATTTGTTTATCAGCACCAGCCGGTGTAGCAACATTAGAATCTACATAAGCCTTATTAGCAGCATCATTTGCACTAGTAGGTGCACTTAAATTACTTAATTTTCCACCACTTAAACTAGCGGTTCCGTCAGTAACCGTAACTCCTTGAATAGTTCCGGTAGCAGTAATATTAGCAGCTCCGGTAATACTTCCTCCCGATATACTCAAAGATCCATTAACTATTGAGCTTCCACTAAGACTTCCTCCAGTAGACAAACTTCCTCCAACTGTCATACTTCCTCCAACTGTCGCAGCTCCTCCTATAGCCATACTTCCAGTATTTAACGATGTTAATCCAGTAATGTTACCACCAGTTATACTTACTATTCCATCTGTTAATGTATTACCCTCTATAACCCCATTAACATCCAATGCTGTCAAACCAGTTAATGAACCACCTGTTAAACTAGCCGTTCCGTCGGTAAGCGTACCCCCAGTAACTGTACCTGAAGCTGTAAGATTAGTTGCACCCGTTAAAGCGCCTGAATTCAAAGAAGCGGTTCCGTCGGTAAGCGTACCACCGGTTACAGTTCCAGAAGCTGTAAGATTAGTTGCACCAGTTAAAGCACCTGAAGTTAAACTTGCTGTTCCATCAGTAACAGTTCCAGCCTGTACAGTTCCAGAAAATACAGCACCATTACCACCAGTTATACTTCCTCCTATTATATTAAGAGGTCCGTTTATAAATCTGTTTGCACTCACAACACCAGAAGCCGTAATATTGGTTACTCCGGTTAATGCACCTGAATTTAAACTTACAGTTCCGTCGGTTAACGTACCACCAGTTACAGTCCCAGAAGCAGTAAGATTGGTTACTCCGGTTAAAGCACCCGAAGTCAAAGAAGCTGTACCGTCGGTTAACGTACCACCAGTTACAGTTCCAGAAGCAGTAAGGTTTGTAACACCAATATTTGTTATCCCGGTAATTGCTCCAGAATTAATAGAAATCGTTCCATCGGTAAGCGTACCACCCTGAATAGTACCAGAAGCAACAAGACTAGTTGCTCCAGTAAGTGCTCCACCATTTAGAACAGCTACTCCATCTGTTATTATGTTACCTTCTACTGTATCATCACTTGTTATGTTTTTAGCTACACCCAATCCTCCAGATAATACTAAACAACCTGTAGTACTTGATGTAGATTCAGTTGTATTGGTTAAACTAAATATTCCTGATTTACTTTGATTACCTGTTGTTCTTAATACAGTAGAATCAATGTTTATAGTACTCGAAGCACCTAAAGTTATAGCACCTCCTCCACTTAATCCATCACCAGCTGTTACAGTAAGACTTGAATTCGCTAACTTTACATTAGTAACATGGGCGTCTGTTATTTTACTTGTAGTTACCGAATTTGTAGCTAATTTAGAATCTGTTATTCCTAAATCTTTAACTTCCAAATTGTTAGAATCTATTTGTATACTACTATTATCTGTATTAACAGAAAGAGTATCACCAGTCAATGTTAAGCCAGCACCAGCAACAACCGGAGTACTAGAATTAAATTTAACAAAAGTTAAACTATTAGTTCCCACAACTCCTGGATTACTGGTACATATATATGCTCCATTATTACTAGTACCTCCACATAAAGCTGCTGCACCAGAAACATTTGTACCATTTGAAAAATCAGAACTTCTTGTCCAAGCTCCCCCATCTACAACATTGTATATTCCATTATCAACACCACTACTTTGTCCTTGAACTAATACTCTATTACCTGCTGCCAAACTAACACCATCAATGGTTTGTAAATTAGCAAGTGTAATATTGGTTAATGAAGTAGCAGAACAAGGATTTTTCCACGATACTCCAGTACTGACAACATTATCTACGTAATTTTTAGTAGCTGCTTGACTACTTAACGTAGGATTGTTTAATCCAGTAATTGTTCCTCCTGACATACTAGCCGTTCCGTCAGTTAGTGTAGTTGCTGAGACAGTTCCAGAATTTATAGTAGTAGTTCCGTCAGTAAATGTACCACCAGTAACAGTTCCAGAAGCAGTAATATTGGTTGCACCAGTTAAAGAACCTGAATTCAAAGAAGCGGTTCCGTCGGTAACAGTCCCACCCGTAACAGTTCCAGAAGCAGTAATATTGGTTGCACCAGTTAATGCACCTGAAGTTAGCGTAGCAGTTCCGTCGGTAACAGTCCCACCCGTAACAGTTCCAGAAGTTGTAAGATTTCCAGAAGTTAAAGAAGCTGTTCCGTCGGTTAACGTACCACCCGTAACAGTTCCAGAAGCAGTAAGATTTGTAACACCAAGATTTGTTATACCAGTAACTGCTCCAGCATTAATAGAAATTGTACCATCGGTTAATGTTCCAGCCTGTACAGTTCCGGAAGTTGTAAGATTTCCTGAAGTTAAAGATGCTGTTCCATCGGTTACCGTATCGCCCTGTACAGTTCCCGAAGCCGTAATATTGGTCGCTCCAGTTAATGCTCCTGAAGTTAAAGAAGCTGTTCCATCTGTAACAGTTCCAGCCTGTACAGTTCCCGAAGCAGTAAGATTTGTAACGCCCGTTAATGCTCCTGAAGTTAAAGAAGCAGTTCCGTCGGTAACTGTACCACCTTGAACAGTTCCAGAAGCAGTAATGTTGGTCGCTCCAGTTAATGCTCCTGAAGTTAAACTCGCTGTTCCATCGGTAATAGTTCCTCCTTGTACAGTTCCAGAAGCAGTAACATTTGTTAAACTAGCACTAGTTAAACCTGTAACAATTCCTCCACTAATATTTATTATTCCGTCAGTAAGAGTGTCAGCCTGTACAGTTCCAGAAGTTGTAAGATTTCCGGAAGTTAAACTTGCAGTTCCGTCGGTAAGTGTACCACCCGTAACTGTTCCCGAAGAAGTAATATTAGTTGCTCCAGTTAATGCTCCTGAAGTTAAACTTGCAGTTCCGTCGGTTAGCGTACCACCCGTAACTGTTCCCGAAGCCGTAACATTGGTTGCACCAGTTAATGCTCCTGAAGTTAAAGAAGCTGTTCCATCGGTAACAGTTCCAGCCTGTACAGTTCCCGAAGCAGTAACATTTGTAGCACCGCTTAATGCTCCTGAAGTTAAAGTAGCGGTCCCGTCAGTTAGTGTCCCCCCGGTTATTACACCAGAAGCCGTAACATTAGTTAATCCTGATAAAGTACCTCCACCAATACTTATTGTTCCGTCTGTTAAAATGTTACCTGTTACAGTACCACTACTTGTAATATTTCCACTACTCGTTATATTACCTGAACTAAATGTATTGGATTGTATTCCAAGTCCTCCCGAAAGAACGAGACAACCTGTGCTACTTGATGTGGAATTTGTTGTATTTGTAACACTAAATATTCCATCTTTACTTTGGTTTCCGGTTGTTCTTAATACTGTTGAGTTTACGCTCAATTCGTCACCAGTTTTATCTAATCCATCACCAGCTATTATATTATTTCCCAAACCATCCGCATAACCTTTTGTGCAAGCGTCTGTATTTAATGTTGGTTCAGATAAATTTTTTATTTGACTATTATTCATAAACATATCTTCTTTGCAATTTACTGTTCCAATTGTTTGGTTTTCTATATTTAAACTTGGGGGTATAGTAGGGGGGGTTGCTAAACTCATAAGTACATTAGAGTTACTCATATAATATACACAAATATTTTAAATTTATATTATATTAGTACACGTTCTTTCAAAACCAAAAATCAAACTTTTAAAATTTAAATTTTATTACTCTATTTTTTTTACTTAACATACCACCTCCATAATTAAAAACTATAAATAATATAAAAAAAGTAACTAAAGAAGCTAATAATGTACCTAAAATACCTATAATCCATTTACTACTATGATCTAAATCTTTGTGATCTTTTAAATAAAATTTTAATTCTATAGAAAATAGGGTGATAATTGTAGTTGCTATTGCATTTAATAAAAAAGCTTTACCTATAGTAGTAGCCCTAAAATGTTTGTAAAATGGTACAACCATTAAATGTCATAAACATTACAAACATTTTAATTTGCTTTGCAAATAATTTGTTTTTATTATAATCATACAATCATATATCCAATATTCAAAACACCATCCAATGCTGAGTTATCATTATTTACAACAACTATCTTAAACGAACCATTTGCAACATCATCCACAACAGTATCAGGATGACCATTAGTATCATAAGTCCCACTGTAACCAAGTACATTAGTTAATATTATACTAGCACTGGTA